GATGCGCTCCGGATGAATATGATGATCTCATATCAGGAACTTGTTCGCACCTTCCTTAGTAACCCTATGCTTACCGTTCTTCAACAACTGAATTAGTTCTGAGCCAGCTTTTAAATGTTGCTTTTGCATTTCAGGTAATAAAAAATGTCTATAGTATTCATCATGCTGATAAGTTATTTGATGTCTGACAATTATTTTCGGAACAAGAATCACTTTACCTTCATTAGTCATCGGCAACGAGACATATCCCTGCTCCCACTTCTCCTCTCTTGGATTCCAGATAGGCCCAGATGGGACATTATCAGTTAACTTAATACCATAGTAATTACAAATATCTTGCGTGTATTTTATTAACGGGCCTCTTAATATATTTGAAACTGCATCTGAAATCATGTCAGTTCCAATGCCCTCAATTAATAAGGCAGTATCTTCTAAATCTTGTAACAGACCAGACTTCGCAGCCTTGCTCTTTGTCAAAGCTCCCCAAACAGTCTTTGCAGCGCCTTCACCAAAACCATGGCCTCTTGATTTCCCACTCGAGTATCCTAAATGATACTCATTCCTTTCGTTTAAACATGAAAGTAGATTTTGTGCTTTAACATCTTCACCATTTTTAATTAGTTTCAGAACTGTTTCAAAATAATTTTGAAGATGTGAAGACAATTCATTACCCCAAGGCGAGTTAAGTGACTTTATTGCCGCAGGATCTAAAAACACCTCAATATCTGTATCTAAAGGAACATCTACGAAATCTAATTCCGATTGATTCCTTTTAACTCCAAAAAATTCCGAAAAACGCATATGCATTCCTCTACAGTTTTAATAGTGTTTTATTAATAAACCATGACCTGATTCATTGGTCAACAAAAGTCGATTTTGGCCAAAATCGCACTACACCGCACCCGCCTGCGGTTTTCAGATCGCAAAAATTTTTCAGTTGGGATTTTTTACAAATGATAGCGCCAGACCGCGCCACAACTGGGGATTTACAACGAGCAGGGAACTGAAAAGAGTGAAAAGAATTTCAGCTTTTTTCAGTTTAGCTTTACTCCAACATCATAACCACTTGAATTAAGCTATTGATAGTAAAGAGATATAAAATTTTAGGTGAGATTTCTCATGATAACTGACGGCACACTTAAAAGTTAAGAAACTGATTCTTATAGACATTGTTCTTAAGCAACTGAAATTTAATGAACCGAAGCCGGGAAAATTTTAGTTTCTCCCGGCGAACCGTTCAGTGGCTCTCTTTGGCTGCCAACAGGAGTTCTAATGCTTTTTGTCGCTCGTCCGGTGGCAGGGCATCCATTAGCTCTTTAATCCGTCCTTGGCCGCTCAACGCGCTGGGACTAATCGTGTGTGAAAAGGAAACGTTCATCACAAACGTATGCCCACATTCTACATTTGAGCAATAACAGTACACATCTGATAATTTAGGGTGCTTTCGGTTTGTTTTCCTCACCGTTGCCGCAGACATACACTCCGGGCAGTAAATTTTCATCACTCGCATAACTAAACCTCTGTTGCCTGCCAGAAGAAGGGATTTTGGTTCCCTCCCTCTTGTTCTGAACGTGTAACACTGGTAACACGTGTAACATCGTTGATTTAATTGAAATTAATCTGTTACCAGTGAGCCAAATAAAGAGGTAACGCGTGGTAACACACTGATTTTTGTTACCACTGTTACCAGTGGATATTTCTGACTGGTAACAATGGCAAGCCTCGTCATTACTGCCTGTTACCTCTGTTACCAGTGTTACCTCATAAAAATAAGACTCACGCGATAACTATTCGGGATCGGTGCTACCCAATACTTGCGTATTAAACTGGTACACGCGCTTAAGCCCTATTTCTGGCAGGCGAACGCTGTTTTGTGTTCTCCCGTCCTCTCCGGCCTTCAGCCATCCCGCCTCAACACACAATCTGGCCACCTTACGCGAATCGAACCCTTTACAAATTTCTTTCCAGCCAGATGGCAATACGTAGAAGGTCACAGTGGATTCTGTCACGTTGTCGCCCTTGTCCACTTTCCTGAACCCCATCATCGCCAGTGGACGGTTCCTGTCGTCGTGCCAGTCAGCAAAGCGGCTGAACTGATTACGTGTCATATAATCCCTGACCTGATCCAGTGCGGTTTTATCCTCCTGGTTCGCGGTATGCCCACGATCAGCCATCCATGAGGCCAGGCAACACTCAGCAGCCCTGAACGCCTCACCTTCAGGCCATCCGGTTATCCCGGCTTGTGTGGCAAGTTCTCCGGCCATAGCAACCAGCGCAAAACGGGTAACAGCACGCCCAACCTGATTTCCTGCATCCGCTGGTGTCAACCTGCGGGTGTAGTCCTTCAGCAGCGCTTTCGCCTGGCTGGTCAGTTCCTGGAGATCGGCTGTCAGACAATGCAGCCAGTCGCGGAAGGGTGAGCCATGATAATGAATAACGGCGTGTTCCAGATGCTCCGCCAGCGCTTTACCGCCACTAAAGCCGTGCAGCTCCTCAAATACTCCATGCTTGCCCGAATCACTCGGGATCTGGATCATGCGCACTTCAACCCCGGCGTAGGTTCGCTCTCCGGCACTGGCGGCATGCTCGACCAGTGACAGCTCCCCCGTGGAAAGAAACAACAAATTCCAGCGGTTTGTTTCCCGTACCGAACCATCAGTTCGGGCGCGGGCTTTGCCCTGGCCGTTCGCCAGCATGTAGGCAATATTTCCCGCCTCTCTGCCATCCACCTCGCGGATTTCATCAAGCATCAGTGTGGCATCATTGCGGCGGCTGGCCGTTCCTTCCAGCGCGTTCCCGGTAGCGCGCCATGTATGCCAGAAATCCGTACCACCGCACACCGAAGCAGCCACTTTCATGGTCGTGGTTTTACCGTCTGTAGATTCACCTTTCAGGTGATAACCGCCGCCACCTATGCCAACCAGCTTCAGAAGCGGCGCGGCGAATGCCAGGCTTACGGCAAAGGCCAGTCGGGCATTATTGACGCAATAGCGGCCTATGTTTTCCCGCCATTCTTCCGTGGTGCCCGTAACACGAAAATCACGCCCCTGAACGCTGGAAGTCTGGAGAATGACAGACTGTGACTCTTTGCCGATCACTTCATCCTGAAGAACATAAACCCCGCCATGCCAGCCTGTTTTATTTACACAGGTCACTTTTCTGTCGGGTTTGCACAGGGAGATATATTCCATCAGGTGTGCTCTGGCCATCCCGTTGATATTGATATAAGAAAGCCCATTGACCAGCAGCACGCGCCGCAGCTCTTCCCCGCTGCCGCCCAGCATTTCCATCGGCATTGCCCATTTTCGGCTCATACCGTTGGTGTCCTCCCATTCCAGCAGTCGGCCATAGTTGCTGCCGTCAGCATCGCTGGTGATAGCTGTCACACGCAGCGGGCTGCAAATCTTGATATTGCGGATCTCAGTGTCACCATCTGATTTGTTCACCAGCTTGTCGTACCACAAATATTCTTTCGTGAGCCTGAAGCCCTGCGGCAATCTGGTTTGCCCTTTTCCGTGCAATGTCATTTCCTCCCGGAAGGCTTCACGCGCCCTTTCCTTCCCGGTTTCCTGGCGATAATCATCCCAGTCGGCTTTATGACGTACCGGTGGCAGCGTTACCCAACCATCTACTGCTTTCGCCGCTTTTTCAGCCCATACCCGGCCAGTGTTCTCTTTCCCGTCAACAAGATCGTTATCTCCAGCCAGGATAATCCGGGTGTCAGGCCATCGAATGCGGATTTGCTCAGCAACCTTTACCAAATTTGTGGCCGCAATAGCTGCAACGATCCAGCCGTCAGCCAGGAGGCTGACCGTCAACGCAGTGGCATATCCTTCAGTGATAATGACCTGTTCCGGAGCATCAGACGGAGCATCAGCCACGGCAATAAAAGCACCTGACAGCTGACTGCCGGGTAAAAGACTTTTATCACCATCGGAGTTAATAAGCTGACCGCCTGTAACATTCCCGGTGATGTCAGTTAAGGGCAGCAGCAGCGACCCGGCTGGAAAAGACATCCCCGCCAGATTGATGGTGGCAGTAAGAAGCGGTAAAGAGTAACCCTGTAATCCCTTTCCGGTCAGATAGGCTGATTCACCGTTTTGAGACAGCTTTTTAAGTTTCTGATAGCGGTCTGCCCCAGTCTCGTTTCCCCCCGTCTTTTTCCTGGCTGGCATAGCGGGTTTATCCTGTACTTCAGGCAATGCCAGAACCTCAGAGACCATTCCCGCGACCTCCTTCACTGAGCGTCCAGTCACCAGACGGACTAAATCAAGGCCATCGCCATTGCCGCACTGATTACAGAACCATGTTCCGCGCCCATCTTTGTCATCAAGACGAAAGCGATCTTTTCCGCCGCAGGCCGGACAGGCACCGTGGCGCCGGGCGGAAGGAACATTAATCCCTAACGCGGAAAGGATGTGTGGCCAGCGCCCGTTTGCTGCCCCCGAAACCGCAGATACAGACTGAACTTTCATAGCAGTACCTCCCCGACTCCCGCAGTGGTAATGCTGAATCCCGGAGGTACTTCTCCATCTGGCGCACCGAAAACGATGTCCCGGTACACTTCACGTAGCTCAGAAACACCAAATGCGGAAAGACGAATATTTTCAGCCATGTAACCAGGTGACAGCATTCGCTCCAGAACGTCACACGCCAGACGATGCCCCTCTTCCTGGCCGAATTCGTTAATCCAGGGCGCTTCAATATGATAAAGAATATTCATGGCCACACGCTCAGGTGTCAGCTCGATACGCTCGCCATCCTCGATATACACAGCTTCCCCATTAATCCGCAGCATCAGGGAGATATAGGCGTCAGCAATGCAGGAGCGCAGAAATGCCGCCCGAAATTCTGGTGAGTTGATCCCGATATTAGCGTGCATCGCTTTCTCCTTTCATAGTGCTGGTCTCCTTCACTACGCCTTCCAGCTGTTCTGCAATACATGCCATTAGCGCTGCGGCACCTTCAGCAGAAATCGTTTTCGTTCCGCTCATTACAGGCATTGAAAGAATTTCGGCAAGAAACTCGCTGGCCTGAGCTATTCGTAAAAGACGGCTTTCGCCCACTTCAGACAAGGTGCAACCATGTTTAGTGATAGGTAAATGGTTCATGCGTTCACCTCCCCGAAATTGTTCATCGGAATACGTGCGGCGAAGCTCAGTACAAAATCGGCAACGAGTTTCAGACGTGCAGCTCGCTCGCAGGGTGCAACAGTACGCACAGCGAATGGACGCGCGGCATAGTCAGAACGGCGAACAGCGAGAAATACAAAGGTAAATTGAGGGTGAGGCAAAGCAGGGATCGTAGCCATGGTGGCAATCTCCTTCAGATAGCGGGTAACGCTACCACCGGAGTTCCTACGCTCATGGGTGGTAGCCCAAACGGGGGTAGGAATACCGGCTCTGAAGGATACCGGCCAGCCCGAAAGCTGCCCCGCCTGGACTACCATAATTTGGATGATGTGGCGTAAATAACGAATAGATACGGTTAACCACCACACCATAAAATAAGGGTGAGTCAAAGCTACGACACAAAAAAACACGCTCGGCGCGTGTGGTGTCGCCTTCAGATAACACGGGTTCCTACGCCCGATTGCCGATTTTGCGGCAACGCTGCGAATATAGCCCGAGCATTTAGCATGGTGCAAGAATTTTATAACCGAATCTTGTGTGTTGAACATATAGATAAACCCTGGCATTCTTAAACCGCAGACCGAAGTTTCGGTTTTTCATTATCCTGTTGCTGTGCATAAGACCCGCTTTTAGCGGGTCTTTTTGTTTCTATAGTCTCAGTCAGAAAAAGTCACCGCACTCTCATCAACAGCCGCATAAAGCTCCGGTTCACCCAGCGCATACCCTTCATTACGAAGATAAGAATTAACGTATTCACTTTTCTCATCATCAAACTCAGCCCGGAATGATCGGGTTCGGGACTGGGTATAGATGTGCAGATTATCCAGCGTAGTGACCGCAAGACGTTTTCCCGGCATGAACGGCGGGATAAAAGCAAACCGTCCAGCAACCGAACTGACTGCCATTTGTGCAGCATCCACATCAGCCGGGCGATCAGCTGCGTTGAAGAGCTTAAGACGCTGTTTAGCAGCAAGCTCGGCACCCACGAGAACCACCAGACGCGGATCTTCCCGATAAGGCTCTGCAATCAACTCAGTGATGAGGTGATTAGCGAGCAGATCGAGGTTTTTCCATTCCCCGGTATCTCCAAGGGTTAGAGGGGTGCTTAGAACCTGCTGACCATCTCGATAGTCTTTTGCCAGCGCATGCCAACCGATATTTACGTCCTCACCTTTTTTATTGATCTCAGGATCAGTCGTATCGGCAATTGACTCTCCATTAAAACCAACCCGCAACATATCAAGTGCATAAGCCTGACTAAAAAACGCACTGACCGATTTATCAAATTCGCCCTGAACACCTGTATGATAAATATGTGACATATCTAAATAGCTGATTCGTGCACACGTGTCAGTTTCGGACAGAAAAAATTCAGTGCCATTTATTGCTAACATCTTACGGAATCTGCCACCGTGAACTCGTCCTGTATGTAACTCGCTGGCTCCAATATTAATGGCATTACCTGAAACAGCATTAACGTCACGCAAAGTGATATTATTGATTAACCAACCAGACTCAAGAATTGAGCTTCGCAAAATATTTTCTGTTGGTTTACTTAATGCAAATCTTCTGTTTGAAGATTCCTGGTAATTTGTGCCAGATACGAATTTACTGTGATAACGGCGTGCAGCGTCCGGCCTTTCGGCTTTGAATGCGTACATGATTTATCCTTTTATTATTTACGAAATATTTTTTTCTTGTATTGAGAGAGCTGATTATATTTCACAGCATGCTCTGCATACTCACGATCACTTATTACGGAGCGAAGAATGGCATTTTCAGCACGGTAGTACTCCCGGTAGGCCATAGTTCGACCTATCCCACCTCTTTCCAGTTCGTAACGGTCATTTGGGTATGCACAACATTTAAGAATGTGCTCAACTGCATTATCAAGCGCGCATAGAGCATCCAAGATAAATCTCACATCCCGAACTAGTGCCGCATCATGCAAAACGTTAATAAACTCAGCTGGAGAAGTTAACGAGCTGGTAAACGAGTTAAAATATTTTTTACTGACGTTTTTCCCAATATGTTCAGCCTCTTCAAGTAACAAACCTCCGAACCCTCTGAAGATACTTACGCGTGTTTGCTGCTCTTTCTGTCGTAAAAATGCAGAATGGTACTGTCTTTCATAAGCATCACGCGCCCCTTTCACGGCATTTTTGTTTTTTACTTCAGAAACTGTTCTGGCGTTAACATTCACCCCTGCATTCTTTAATGCGTACTCGGCAGAGCTAACATCTTTTTGTCGGAAGGATAACTCTTCTTCTTCACGGTGACATAGCACCTCAAATCGACTCATTAAGAGATTGATTTCATCGGCAGTCGCTTCTGTATCGGGGATTGTTAGCCCGGTTAAAGACCGTAATTTCTCTCCTTTATGACGCAGTTTATTTAACATAGAGATCTCGATGATTCTTATTATACATGCAGAATCACCATATTCTTCATTGAAAATACTGACCTTATAAGTATCTATTGCCGTAACGTGATCACTTTTCAGGGAAGGATACAAGGGCTTACCCTCCATTGGGAGTTTAATAAATGTCATATCAGTCCTATTTTTAACAAGTTTAATTAGATGTGTGACTATCTCTCCAGGCATAATAATCACCAGCGCGCCATCGTGACATACGACCTAGCTTGATCGGTTTAGGGAATCTACCAAGAGAGATCAGTTTATAAATCCACTTATCAGTAAATAAGCAGTCGGAAGTTATAAATTTCATATCAACTAATTTGTCGTATGAAGGGCGGCATTTAGAATTATCCAAAATATCTCCATCAGTTCATCAATGTTCGTCAATGAACACTATCTAAACATAGATGGTTTCGTTTTAACGTTGAGTAGAAAAAATAATTTCTACTCAACGTAAACTAGGACTTAGTTCGCGATCAATTTACCAGCAATAGCTTTACCCAAAATTCGCTCTATTCTATCTATCGAAAGTGGAGGCTCACCATTTATATATAACAGTTCGGTTGCACGTTTTTCTATGCAATTAGCCCATGAGCGAATTGACCCAGAGCACTCATTCGGATACTTTTCTTTACAGAAAATAGCAGCCACGAGCACAACTTCTCTTTTCTTGGCATGACGTTCTGAAACAACTTTAGATAGTTTTACCGATTTTATACCTACGGATTCATGTGGCTTATGAATTATCTTATTGGCTATATCATTTGATAGAATTCTTTCAACATGCTCTCTCGTGATCCATAGATCGTTTAATGTAATTCTGCATCCTTGTGAATCAGGCAATAAACAACAAAAGAAACCCTCAAAGCTCATTTCCCCTGAAGGTAAAACTATTAGCCCATCATCATAGAAATTATTCATTTCCATTTTAATTAATACTCTTTGCTCAAGCTCCCATAATCCCGATGCGTGCCCATAAGCGATGTTAAGTGAGTCTTCATCGTCAGAGCCAAAACTAAATAAATCATCCTTAAAGAAAAATTCAATACCCTCAGTGTAAATTGAGTCGTCATTATATATAAATGAATTCCTAGTTAATTCTTTGAATTCTTCAGTATGATTAGGCAAATTCCTTAAGTCATTATTTATTTTTTTAACGTCCACAGAGCTATGAAAAATTGAATTGGCCATATCCAGCATGACACAAAGTTTGATTTTATCTACTGCTCCCCAATGAATTAAATCACCAACATCACAGCCTATTAATTTAGCTGCTCGGCTCACTCTGTAATAATCTAAAGAAGGAATAGTTTTCATTTTAGTCCCTCTAAAAAGTCAGCATACCACTGCATCATTTCCCTACGCCCTTCAATATATTGAGCATGGTTATAAATTCCACGAATAGAGTTCTTGTCTAAATGAGCAAGCTGGGTTTCAATCCAAGCGCTATTAAAACCTTTCTCATGCAGAATCGTACTCATCGTATGCCTGAAACCATGCCCTGTTACACGGCCAGCATACCCAATACGTTTAAACACCTGATTGATACTGGCTTCACTCATGAATTTACTGGGATCGTTGCGTCCAGGGAACATGAGCGGATAGTTGCCTGTCAGCTCTTTCAACCGCCCGAGGTGAACTAATGCTTGTTTTGACAGTGGTACAATATGAGTCCTACGCATTTTCATGCGTTCTTTGGGAATTTCCCACACTGCGTTATCAAAATCCACTTCACGCCATTCCGCTGCTCGTAGCTCTCCGGTTCTGAGACCTGTCAGGATGAGCAGATGCGCTCCCAGCAACACTATCGGGCTTCCTGAATAAGCGTTAAGGGCAGTGAAGAACTCGGGTAGCTCGTTGACTTTGAGAAATGGATAGTGGACTGCTTCATGCCCTTGCATTGCACTGGCAAGATCCGGTGCCGGATTGTAGATCGCTCGACCTGTTACGATGGCGTAGCGGAATACTTCACCGCATCGTTGACGGACTTTCTTCGCTTTTTCCATTGCTCCTCTGGCTTCTATTAATCTCAGAACTTCAAGCAGCTCTAGGGGCTTAATATCAGCAATGGGTCGATGGCCAATGTGCGGGAAAATGTCTTTCTCAAATGCCTCGATAATGTCTGAAGCATAGCCCTCAGACCATTTAGGTGACTTCATTTTGTGCCACTCTAACGCCACTTCTCTGAATGGATTGAGTATCTCTGTAGCAGCGGTTAAAGCATGTTTTTTGGCTTTCTTCACTTCGCCGGGGTCTTCACCGGCTGCGAGCAATTTCTTTGCGTCTTCACGCTTTTGCCTGGCATCAGCCAAAGAAACTGTTGGATAGACACCAAAAGATAAACGCTTCTCTTTGCCAGCAAAACGGTACTTCATACGCCAGTAACGAGAGCCATTGGGTTCTACTTGAAGATACAGACCACCTCCATCAGACAGCTTGTAGCTCTTCTCTTTTCCTTTCGCGGCTTCAACCTTTCGGGCATTCAGCATCATTGGGGGCACATTTCCTAGACCGAACAGAACATGCCCCTGATTGTGCCCCCAAAGGCATGTTGATTTCAATGGATAGAGGTTGACGTCAAATGACTGAAAACAACGTAAGATCTATGTTTTAAAAGGATTTTGTTGATGCGAGTTGACTTGAGAAAACTAGGGGATGGTGCCGATAATAGGAGTCGAACCTACGACCTTCGCATTACGAATTAGTAGAATCACATTTAACTAGCTGTTTTACATACACATTGCCGCATTCACATCAGGCAACTCAATGGCACATGATGTAAGAAAGAGGAAGGCGATTTACCATGTATGACACAAATCTGGCACATCGCCAAAATGAGATTAAGCCGCTGGTGGCGTAGGCCAGGTGATATCCGGCGCTTTCGACGTGTCCGCCGCTTGCACTGCTTTGATGTAGTTCATCCAGGCTATCAGGCTGGCTTTATCTTCATCGCTGATAATGCCTAGCTGTAATTCAGTCTGCCAGAAGCTAATTGTTTCCTGTGCTTCTGTCAGCAATGCGGCCTTTTGTTGATCTGCCGCTTCAACATCAGCAGCGTGCTGCGCATCGGTATCTGTTACCCACTTTTTGCCGTCCCACTTCTGGTATGGGCCCGAAGGCGCGACAGTGGTGTAACCATCCTTTACCGGGCCAATATAGTCCACCGTAACGGCTGAAGCATCGGTTGTTGAATAAACCGTGCCCCCTCGATGGTCCTCGTACAAATCCCACTGACCGTTTGTGAACACTGCAATTTTTCCGTCCACTTCATCACCTGGGTCAATATCTGTTGAATGACCAGGCATGCTTACACCAACATTAATATATTCGTCAGACCAGCCAGTATATTCGAACGTTACAGGATCGAAGTAGAAACAACGGATATCGCCCGCTTCTGTTGTCAGGCCATTTTCATCAAAAACAGGTTTCATTATTTAGCCCTTACCAAGAAATTAAATGCAATGTTTCGTGGACGGTTTTCAGATGCGGTAGGTACGACTCGTGAGGCATCAAAAGAAATATTCATTGCATCAACGTTAACACCACCAGACTGAACAGAAATATAACTTGAACCCTGGTATTGCATGGCACCAAGGTATGAGTTTTTCGCACTTGTCACAGCATTATCAACTCTACCTGTGATGTTTCGGATAGCATCCCCCTGAGCCGACAACAGCCCCCTCCCGGAATCCACGCCGCGCCCGTCATCCCAGATTCGCGGAAATTCGCCTCGTGCTTCGGTCAAAGTCAGGCTGGGGATCACCATAGCCAACTTAGGGTAAGTTGTTGCCGAAAACGTCGCACCGTTGAACTTCAGGAACACCATATCAGCCCATTCATTCATGACCGTATTTGGCATCGCCGAAGACGGCCAGAAGAACGGAATACCTATCGCTGGTGCGCCTGCTCCCAAACGGAGGTTTCCGATAAGCGCATTCGTGAATTTTGTCACCAGACCGTTAACGTCAGCATTGTCCAGAGCATCCGCGCCAGAGTTCGCAATAAACTGTCCCACCAGCGCAGCGATCGTGGTCGCCTGGCGAATTGCTTTGTTGACCTGTGCGCTAGATGCTTTGCCTGCCGTAAAACCTGAAAGCAGAGCCGGAAGTGCTTCCCAGTCAGCTTGTGAGGTGACATTAGCGTTCGGATCAAGCGCGAACGCTTTAAAGTTATTTATTGCCATTAGAGTAAAGTCCCCCATGCTCCAACATCGAACCCACCGATGTATTCGTTATCCATATCAAACCCAAAGAATTTTGAGCCCTCGGATGGTGTTTCTACCGAAGGCGTTTCCACGTCACCGGCCCATACGCCAGCTGCTTTAACGGTGAGATAGCCCTGCTTGATAGCGGCGATCAGTTCGAGAGACACATTAGAAATATCAGTCTCGGGAAAAACCCAGACCGAGATCGTCATGTCCTGGTTGTCGACGATCTGCATCCTCAGGCCAGAGCCTGCTGTTGCAGCATCAAGGATGGGAGGCAACGAATCATTGCGGCCGTCCCAGTTGTTGATAGCGATTTTTGCTTTAAGAACGATGCGGTATGTTGCATCGCTCAGCGTTGTGTAGCCTGAATCAGGGTCATACGGGCCTTGCCATACGCCCTGGTCATATCCGAGCCCGTCAGTGTCCCAGCTGAAATAGACGCCGCTTATCGGCTGGCTGATGATGCGACTGCGACCAATCCAGAGGCCGAGCGTATCGAGCTGGACGCCGACAGCGGTATCAATATCGAAAGCGCTTACCAGCCCCCGGGTGGCGCCGGTGATATCAATCAGTGGCCGCGTGCTCAGGTCGACGTGATCAAAAAATTTCGGCTTCGTGGCGTGATAGTTGGTGATTAAGTCCGTGTACTTGCTCATGACGTCACCGTTAGAACAATGTTTTCGGGTTTACACGACGCGGATTCGTTATAGGCGATGATGATGTTTGCCGCCGCTACGCTACCGGCTGATTTGCCAATCAGCAGCTCCTGTATGTCGTAGTAGCGGGCATTGCCGCCACTCACTACGCCGAGGTTCGCCGGAGAATAAATCCTGCTCAGCAGCACATCGTCCCCGATCGTCAGCCCGTTGATGTAATCCGCGACGGCCTGCTGAATCTGCACGCCAATTTGCGACGTGTAGCCCGTGAAAGCTTTCAAAGTAATATGTCCATAAATCGGGACATCTGTAGACCGCGAAAAGCTGATCACGTGCGGGTTGCCGTAGGTGTCCGGTACCGTGACAGAGGTTGTCCCGTAAGTAGCCGTTCCCTGCCCTTTATTTCCCCGGATTGTCTGGGCTATCTCGGTAACATCCCCTCCATCGACGATGGCGGAAATGGAATGAGGCGGCAGCCCGTTACTGTCGGTTGCACCAGTATCATTCTCGTAGAGCTTGTGACGCGTCACGCCAGTAATATTAGCAATTGCGCCGTCGACGCCTTCAAACGGTGTGATCGATGGTAGCGCAACGCTTTGCCCCTGCCGAATGCGCAGCTCTGCGTCGGTTTCGGCTGGTGAACCGACAGTAGCCGCAGCCGGGTTGGTTACCGACACCCAGCCGCGAGTCGGTGTGTTAATGGTGGTGATAGTCCCAGCCATCGCCGCAACCGACCCGCTATTCGCACATGTGGCCGTCACCAGCACAGTACCATCAACACCGATCGCTACACTCGCGGGAAAATTCCAGATAATGCCGTTTTTATCCCGTGCGGAGCCATTCGTGATAGTCGTGCCCGCCGTACCGGTTAACAGAAGGTCAGCAGTAGAGTTTGTCGCTACTTTTCGCGTGATCCCGTTAATTTTCACATTGCTGCTAAGCGCTGCGGCCTGCGCTGTCGTCGGTGAAAACGAGTTGTAGATCTCGATTGCAGTATTGTTAGCGTCATGCACGGCAAGAGCCACCAGCGCGACCATTTGCCCATCTTTGCTGTCTGGTTCGAGGTAGGCATCACTACCGTAAATCTGCCTGAAATAGCTGGTCAGTGTATCTAGGATTGTCTGGTAATCAGGCGCACTAATCCCCTGGGCGGTTACCGTTGCCGATAGCCCCAGCGTGTCGAGGTTCAAAGCCATTTATGCCTCGCTTGTTACAGTCGTCTGGCCGTAGATTGTGTCAATGGAGGAAGTGAAGGTGACGCGACGGCTGGTGCCGTCATAATTGGTATCGAAGGAAAGAATCGACAGAACGCCCGGTGTGTCCTGTATGCGTTCACGTATAGCCAGGATGTAGACGTCAGATCGCTGTTTACCAAGCACCGACTGAACATACGGCGTGCCTTCCGTCAGATCGAGAAACCACTGACCGCGCCACAGCTCGAAGCGGGTTTTTACTGCCTGGGCGACACACTCCGGGCTGTCGATAAGGAAGGTATCGTCACCCTGCCCGAAAGTGTAATCGCCGTCAGCATCTTCGCGACGGTATCGCATTATTGCGGCCCTCCAGTAGTTCCCCCGCCTGTCTGAACTCCGCCATGTTTATGCGTGGCGACACTTATACCTGAAGCTGTCACATCATTCGTTACCGTAACCGGCCCAAGCATCGTCGCAGTACCACCACTTTCTCCCATTCCCTGAGACAGGTTACCGTTAATCGTTACGTTGCCGTTCAGCGTGATAGTCGGGGATGTGATTGTCGTTCCACCTTCAGCCGTAGCCGTAAGCTGGCCCGGCGTTTTAACGGTGATGTTATGTCCTGCGGCAACCTCTACGAACGCCGCACCATCATCGGTTCTCAGCTGCGCGGCGCTGGTACTGATACCGCTGATTTTCTGTGCTTGCGACTGCGGGCCAACGATGGCGAACGCATCAGATAAGTCATGCTGGCGCGGGTCGACTGTCTCCTGAACGCCGCCGCTCTGCCACCAGAAATCTATGCATCGGTCAGCAAAGATCAGCAGACACTCGTCGCCTTCTTTTACCGGAAAGGTCAGCGTGCAACCGCCGCCGCGCGGAAAGATAACCGGCACATCCACCAGCGGTTTTAATTCGGTAGAGCCATCGCCAACAATACCGCGAAGCGCCACCTCTACTGTGCAGGTAACAGTATTAGGATCGAACGACTGAATGATGCCAGGCATCGCTACGCGCATCTGGGTAGACACCGAATCGGCAATGGCCTGCGCGGTCTGCTGCTCTCCGCCGATCTGTGATTGAGTTGGAATTGGCATAAAAACCCCATAAAAAAAGCCGCTGTATGCGGCTTACTAAAAATATATATTTCAACCTATCTTATAAAGGTCAACTAACTTTAAAAAACCACCACTACCACAAGCTGTAAACCTAATAAAATAAGGTTCACCAATATTAATCATGCTATTAACTATATCGTTATCATTTTTTGATAACTCTTCAAAGCCCGTGGGAATGACAAAAAATTTACTACCAACACCTTGGAATCTGATTAATTTTATAGTGGCTCCACTATCAGAATATTGTGTTCCTTTTGCCACTGCCAAACCTTCATGAAGTTCACACCCTTCAAGATTGGCGTCGCTCAGCCCCTTCACTGACTGGCTACCCGTCAATTGATCATAACTTATCTTAACTTCTGCATTCGCAATGAAAGATGTAAGTACCATCCCTAGCATAAGTAAAATTCGAATCATTTTTTCCTCGACGCAACAGTCAGTTAACTTTTATACAATCGTAAGTAGCATATTGACGTGGTGCATCCATATTTGCTTGCAGCCACTGAGCATTCAGGATTGCTTTACCATTACGGCCAATAAACTCCATGCCTACCCATCGTCCGGGTTGATTTGTAGCTAAACGCCATTCAATTTTGACGTTGTTATAATCACCGTCATTTTTAAGAAATGTCACTTTTTGCGATTCTGGTTTAGCTCCGTTTACGCGAGCAAAGCCATCATCAGCCCAATGGATTTTGAAATCACCACACTGAGAATCAGCAATAGCCTGGAAAGAAAATAATGCTGCAATGGTAAAAATTACGAGTTTCACATCCCGTACCTCAGTAGTTTGTTTTTTGCATAGCACTAGTATTAACTAAATCACGGCTGCCACGCGCGAAACACATCAAATCCATGTACCACGCCTGACCTCTGGTGTCACCAGTATAATCGATAGCTTTGACGATATAAACGCCATCCGTCGCAATGCTGGCTGCCTGTGACGTTGTGCCTGTCAGCACACGGTTGCCGTTCTCTTCTGTTTCGGTGATGCGACCGGGCGACTGTGCGATTTCGCTATTGCCGAGCGCGGCGCGGTACACCGAAGCCTGATCGAGCTGGATAAGACCATTAATGCGGATGTTCGGGTTTATCAGGCACCGCACGTTTACGCCGCCGCCCATCGTTTGTTGCGGCATACCGATCAGGCCAGTATCTGCATTCAACAAAATAGCTTCGTGAATATATTTATCCTCCGGCACCATCTGGACCTGACCATCCACCAGCTGCCATGTCGCTTTGCACTGCGCAGCAATATTATCCATCACGTTGCGGCTGGATGAGTAAATCGCGCGGCCACGAGGAAACACGGTATCAGGAAAATCACCGGTAATGCCCTGTGTCACGCCAAGCGCGTTGAAATCCTGCATCGTCGCCAGGTGCAGATCCGCAACGGTATAGCCAGCGGCAAGCGTGGTGATGGTGGTCGCATAGAGGAACGCTTCGTGATCACCAATGGCCTGAATCAACACCCAGGAATCCGTAATGTTGTCCTTCCCGGTGACGGTGAAGCGAATATCACCGTCAAAAATCAGGCCGTAGTTCTGACCGTTCACCTGTCCTATCTGGTCTGGTGAAATCTCCCGGGCGACGCCGACCTGGCTCGCATCAACATCCGGCGCTATACCGTCATACCCGGCAATTATGCGAACTTTGGCAAACTCCTGCCCCAGTATCTTGTTCGTGGTATCAGTCGAAAGGTTGTAAATTTTCACGTTTGCCACGCGCGGCCAGCGTGTATCTGCCCACTCGATCTGGAACGTGACCTTAAAATCTGACAGAGAAACGCCCTGCCCGTTCTGGTCCAACAGCTGCAACTCAAAATGGCGCATCCAGTTAAGAGACATTTCTACTCCTGTACGAAAATGAGGTGGCTGTATGTGCCGAGGTTGGTTTTGGTGGGCTCGTCTGGTGCGCCCTTATCGGTCGCCACCACCAGCGCGCCATCAATGCCAAGCTGTGGATATTGTCGCAAAAGGTTCACGCCGGTCAGTAGAGGTACGCCAGAGAGAAGCGCAGCACCGCCGCTATCCATCACGTCCATAATCCAGCCAGCCGCATCACGCCAGATGATCCTGAGCGTATACGTGGTATTGCCCAGCAAAACGCGGAACTGCTGATTGTCAGGAGAAAGCGGTATTTCGTTAAACTGCATATCATCCCCCGAATGCTGATGTAACGCTTCCGCCAAGCTGGCTCAGCAATGATTCGTTTGGCGGTGTAGTGGATTTCGTCCCGGAATTCTGAACCGCCGACGTGCTGACGCCATCCTGCATATCTGATTTATCTGCAACGCTAACGCTCTGCGTTTGCGACATGATCACTTCACGCAGGGTTAGCGTGCAGTTCAGCACGTTCTCGCTGGTTTTGTCCGTTGTCACCTCAATGGCGCGCACCAGCATATTGCTGTACACCCGCTTTCCGGTCACCACATCGAACGGCACCCGAGAGGACTGGAGATCCAGCAGTTGCTGATAGGTCTCTTTGGGGCTCAGTCCGGCGCTGAGGCCGATTGAAGATGTATCAATGAAGTCCAGCAACGAACCGCCACCAGCGAAACCACATTCCATTGTGACTTCGCTGGGACGCTTATACGCATGATCTGCAATGAAACCCGAGGCGCTATTCGTTGTTGGCTTCTCCACCGGGTGCTCAGTAATTTCGAGTGCATCAGAATGCTTTTCGGAGACGACCACGCTGGGGATCAGCAGGCCAATTCGCCGGGATTGCTGGCGAAAAATCGCTGATAAAATATCCATTATCTCGGTCCTGCGGGGAGTTGCTGGGTTAACTGTGAATTCACGCCCTTTTGACGGTCAACAGTCAAACGGGCAGCCTCGCGCGGATCGGAAACGCCGTGGATGTTAATGTTCGTTTCCTGCTGAATCACCGGGGCGCTGGTGGGCATATTGCTCATTACTTTCGGAATGTAGTTGCGCGTTTCCTGCGGCATCAACCCCATGCCATAGCGCTGAACGTTGCCGATCCCCCAGTTATATGAAGCCAGCGCTTTGCTAAGGTCTCCGCCGTTCTGCCGTAACAACTGGCTAAGGTATTTAGCGGCTGCCTGAGCTGACTTTTCCGGGTCGAATACATCATTCCCACGCAGGCCCATGTCGCGCGCCGTGCCATCCATAAACTGGAACAAACCCTTTGCACCCGCGCCGGACATGGCGAACTGGTTACCACCCGACTCGGTGATCGCAACGCTTTTCAACAGACCAGCAGGCAGCTGATAAAGCGACTCCAGTTTATTGAACATTGGCCCCATCCAGTCGAGCAATACTTTGCCCTGGGCTGTCGGCTGAGGTCGCTTCACTGACTGGGCGTATTGTTCCGGTTCAGCACCTGGAATATCTGACTGAATATTAGCTCCATGCACGGTATTGGGATTGCGGCCAAAATCGGTATCAAATCCCATCCAGCGGAGCGCATCTCCGATGTTTCCTTTGGTGTAGTCCCATGATGATTTAGCGCTGTCTTTAATATTATGCCTATCGTCAACCAGATAGCCGGCATAAATAGCCCACAGTTTCAGCCATGGCGGCATAGGTATTCCGGCTAACTTAGCAAATGCAGATGTTATTTTGCTTAACCATACTCCTGCAATGAAGGTAGCCAAAATTTCCAGTGAGTTCTGCCACCCACCGACAGAATCTTTTAGCTCCAAAAGCTTATCGCGCAGCCAGAGAATTGCCTTTTTCGCCTTTTCTATTGCTGGCTCCCACTTGCTCCAGTCAATCAGGCTTTTGCCACCCTCTTTCCACGTCTGGTAATCGTCGTACAGCAATCCGATCGCCAGAATCAGCGTGGTGATAATTCCAATCGGGGATTTCAGGAACGCAGAATTAAGCAAACGCCATGCGACCAGTAGAGCACCGAATATTTTCAGCAGGTTTTTACTGCCATCATCAAGACGCTTCCACCAGTCAATGACAGAGCCAGCGCCCTGTATCAGCCGCCACGCCATTCGCGTGAAGGCGTTCGCAAGCCAGATCACGCCTTTAATGACTCTGGTCAGCGTGTCCTCAATCTTCGGGAAATTATCGAGGATACGCCTTCGCAGGCTGTCCAGCGAACCAGCCAGGCCACCAGCGAGATTTGAGCCGATCTTGTCCCGCATAATGCCGAACAGCGACGTAAGCCCTCGCATGGACGTCATAAATTTGTTGGAATGAACGGCTGCCTTATCAGCATTGAACCCCGTCTTTTGCAGCATCGACTGGTAATCGGCGGTAAAGCCATTCATGCCGCGCCGCATCGCCATCAGCGTGTTTTCATCGATGCCGAGCATCTGCGCGTATTGCTTCGCGCGGTAATACGGCATGTTGTTGAGCTTTTGCCCAACACCAGTAAAGATGGCCGCAGTATCACGCATCTTTCCGCTGGCATCGCGAGTCTGTACGCCCAGACGGTTCAGGAACCCTTCCGCCCCCGGATTGCTACGCATGAAGCCAGCCAGCCCTTCTAGGGAAGACATAGCCGACTCAGCGCTGGCACCGGTTTGCGATGCGGCATAGCCCAGCGCTTTGATGCCCTGGACGCTGGCCCCCGTCCGCTGGGATGCCCAGTAAATTTTATCCAGACCATTCGCAATCTGGGTGGTAAATCCGACAATGCTCAGCGCTGCGCCTTCCACCACCGCGCCGACCTTCAGAACGTTCGCGGTAACGCCTTTCAGCACAGCTTCGAACTTATTAGCGCCAGCCTGATCGATATCGAACCCCAGCGAAACAAGGAAGTCTTTAATCGTATCTGCGTTACCGCTCATTGGCCGCTCTCCATTTATCTACCCGGGCGTCGTTATCCTCGCGCATGTCGAGGTAGTCATTGAGAAGCGCGATGCGGCAAAGGTCTACCGCACCGCTGTTAAGGTCTTTCTGGTCAATATGGAAGGCAATCGCCGGACGAAGAATAAAATCTTCACCGCCCGGCAGGCTGTTGAAGGTTATTCCGCTGGCGGGGTAGGCGTCTCGCTGGTAGGGAGTCCTTGCAAAAAATTTCCCAGCGAGTCGGCGACCACCCGCGCCACCAGTTGCAGCATGGTCAGCAGGTCGATATCGTCAAACGCCATTTCGCCATGCTGGCAGACCGGCACCCAGCCTTTCATATGCTCGCGTGAAACGACGGAAAGGCAGGGGAACAGGATAGCGTCCACGTCGCCATCGCTCAGATCGGACACAGCATTGGCAATCTTTGGCAGGATGGTAGCCATCGCGCCTTCGGTGTCTTTGCTGCTGATCTTCTCCTGAACGCTCCGGAAGTCAGAAACCATCCCGGCCAGCACCGGCAACAGCTTTCGGGACACCTTCAGCTGTTCGAAAACACTGAGCTTTGCGGTGCGATATTTCACGCCTTTAATTTCGAATTCCATGCGTTAAAACTCCCCGAGCAGCTGGTCAATCTTGCCGCAATCGAATACCCAGGCGACGGTTCCGCCCTCTTTGGCGTTATTGAAATCAGGCTGTTTCTGGAATGCACACGAACGCGCAGTAGAAATATCACCCGATGCCGTGTTGCGAATGACGATCACGTTATTGCCCCAGGTGGCAGAGGACTGGCTTTGCGCGTTATACGCCAGAGACAGCTTCTTGTTCACGGGGGAGGTTTTCAGCAGCGTTACCGTAATGGTGCCTGACTTATCGGCGTGCAGGCTGTGCATCACTTCGCCATCGGCTCCGATGGTCATGGTGTTCTTGTTGCCGCCCATGGTCTGGGTGATACCTTCCTCAGAGTTCGCAGAACCCTGACCAAGATCGATAACGCCGGTCGGCCCGGTGAGCGACGCGGTTACATCGAGAAAAGAATAAGTTGCCATTTATCGCTCCTTAGCGAACCACGTTGATCTGCACATCGGCATAATGAACTGCGCCAGCCAGCTTACAGGCCACCTGAATTAACGGTGCTTTGCGCGCTTCGCGGTCGGCCTGCGCCTGTTGCACCAGCGGCTGCGCATAGACGTAATAGCCTTTGGTCAGCGTATCGCCGGAATTCAGTTGTCCGATAGGGCCACCATTCCACACGCCAGCCGCTACCAGACCGTTCGTGACGGACTGATCCATGGACTGTTCAACGTTGGAAAGCAGACGGGTCACACCGGCATCAGTCTGCGGAATTTTGGTGGTGCTGGTGTAAAGCAGGTTATAGAGGTTGGTCTGAACGTAGTTCTGCAACCAGTCGAGCCCGTGGCGCTCGTCGAAGAAGTCACCGTTCGCCATGACACCCTGTTGCAGGATCGCCGTGTCGTTGGCGTAGTACACGAACGCGTTCGCGTTCTTCGCATCCACAGCCGCCGCCTGTCCTACCGTCAGCGTTTCGTAGGTTACGCTCGGTTCCTGTTTGAATTTCAGGGTAATGGTGGTATTGCTGCCATTGAAATTGACAGTAAACGCGCGACCGAAAGCTGAAACCGCCGCATAAGGGCTGCTGGTGGAATACTGAATAAAGGTACGGGAATACTTGCCAGCCTTTAATTTCGACGCAACATCGGTCGTCGAAGTCGTGCTGATAATCTCGGCGTCGGCAGATGTTACCCCGAAAATGCGGCTCAGACTGGACGCTTCGATGAGTTTAGCAACCTCAATCACGTCGTCAGCATCAAGCACATCAGCGCCATCAGCAACATCATCAGCGACAACCAGCCCATACCAGTTGGTATATTGCAGGCAGGCATTAACAGCTTGCACAATGGTTTCCACGCTTCCACCTTCGGAAGATGTCAGAGTCTTCGCCCAGCGGCCAACATAAACCTGCGTCGGCTTCGGCGACTGGCTGAAGAAAACCTGCGCCGCTTTATATTCCGGGCTATCGACTCCGAAGTCCTCGCCAATGTCCTCAACGGACGCATAGAGGCGAACGCGCTCCTGCACCGGAATGACAGTGGAAGAACCAAGGATCAGCAGCGCGCCGAAGTTACGACCAGTAGCCGCTTTCGGCGAGATGATCACATCAACGTTTACAACGTTGGATACAGGTAAGCCCTGCGTCATAGTTTATTCTCCAAAAAAGGTGACTGGCGCTTCCACCAGCGATTTAATGCCGTACTCGCGCACAACCTTCCGGCGCAGGCGCACCGTCATGTCGTAGCGGCGAACCCATTGCTGGTTGATAAGTTCGGGGAAAGGGGTAAGACCGGTATAGTCGCCCAGGGACAAACCAAGCGCGTTCAGCTCAGCATTGTTTTGCGGGACAGATATGCCATCACGAAAACGGGACGCATAAGACATACCAGCCGGGCCATAGAACGACGCCATGCACTCGAACGTTTCATGCCGCCAGAGCTGAGCGCCCTCGTCGGTCTGATTGGTGAATGCAGGACTGTTATCAATGGGCCATCCGGTAACGCCGAACGCGCACCAGTTCGTTTCAATGGGTAGCAGTGGCGGCTGGTCTTTCTGCCAGCGCGGGCGAACCATTCCAGCAGGTAAGCCGGAAACGTTGCGCATCCACTGGCTTAACAGCCTGTCGAGCGCTTCGTCATAATCCGGATCGCCGCTGGTGGGTGTCAGCCATCCGCGTTGTGTGCTGGTGTTATTGCTCAACGGGATTACCCCCATCAAACGGCAGTAATTCACAATGCGCCTGGACGAAGCCAGCACCGTAAGCCGTGTACGGGTCAACGAATGTCACACGATAATCACGGTTCTGATACGTCACGATATCGGCATCACGGCCTGTCTGCCCCTGCGTAAGTCGTTCAGTCGTCACGATGAGAATCGCGCCACTGATTACTTGCCCGGACTGCATACGACGGTTTTCCAGGGATCGGTCAACAGTAACAACCCCGGCAAACTGCGTTTTAACTTCGCTGTCGCTGCCGATCCCGTCCTCGTCCACCGTTTGCGCGCGACGCGTTACCCACAGGTTGAAGTCGCAAAAATCGGGGTCAAAAAGCACGTCTGTTACATCAAGAGTCGGCATCTTTATCCCTCACAACATGGGTAATCGCGGCAATATACTTGCCAGTATCGTAAAGAGGCTTAGCCAAAGCGGTTCCCGGAGATTCACCAGCAGCCCGTCGCGCAAGTTCCGCTTTCGCACCTTTGCGACCACGGCGCGCGCGTGCTTCAACGGTGCTATCTGCAAGCGGAGTAAAATCGGCAGCTTTGATGTAATTTTTCACACCTCTTGCTGCCACTGTACCTGCACGGTTGAGCGCTCTTTCCGCACCCGCCGCATTACCATCAAGCGCAGCCTGCGCCGCTGCTTTAAGCTGCGGCACTGTCTGTTCCTCTACCGATTTAACGCCGGGGATCAGGTGCGGGCGTGGGGGGATGTTTTGCGCTGGTGAGCCGTATTCGTTGACGTAACCGATCCCGGCATTGCCAAACGGAACATCTTCACGCTCGCTGTCTTCCGAAGGGATGCCGACCAGCACATCCTTTTTGGTTAGCGACCTGAGCGCATCCAGAATGGCCTGAGCGTTATCCACCCTCGTTGTTACACCGCTTTTGAAACTCATAGCTGGCGACCGCCCGCACCGAACATCGTGATCAGCTGATAAAATTCAGCGCCATATCGGGTGTTATTCCAGAAGCCTGCGTCAGGGTTTAGCGTCGCGCTGGTGTCATAGCTGACGCTTACCTTGTCAACGGACTTAGAGGATTGAACACCATTGGTTGAACCGCCCGGGCCGCCAACCAGCATTGCCCGACTATCTGCCGCCCATAGCGTCATGTAGTGAGCCACGAACAACTCGGCAAAGTACGGAAACAACTCTTTGCCGGTGACGTTTTCGCTCAGCAGCACATCGGCCAGATTCAGACGAAACTGGATTTGCGCTTCGGGATATTTGGCAGGGTCAGCAAACTGCGGGAAGTCGCGGCGAAAATCACTTACTGTTGGCAGGCTTTGATTCTTTGGCATCTTTCGCCCCATTACCGCCAGTCTGGGCGGCAGCAATCTGCGCTTGCAGGCTGTCGTTCTGCTCTTGCAGCTTGAGCAGCGCTTCTTTCAGATCGGCAATCAGCTGATCTTTATCGACAATCTGCTTATCTTTGTCGGCAATCTGCGCTTGCAGGCTGTCGATAATGGGTTGCAGATCATCGGTGTCGCTAATCACGCTTTCGGAAAGTTCAGAGTGCGCCTGGGTGAACCAGTGAGACGCGACGTCTTCCGGTACGTTATGCCGTCCCCGACCAAACTCCTGTTTTGACTGATCGCCGAGCGTCAGCGTAAACGGGGTGTGAACATGGATGGTAACCAGCTTTTCTTTCGCCATTTTCAGTTTCCTTCTGGCCCCTTTCGGGGCCGTTCTGGTTATCAGATACCGTCCACGTAGGACAGGGTTTCTTTGTACACTGGCTCAACCGCACCGAGCTTGCCGTAGTAGGTCGCAATCTGGTACAGACCGCGATACTGGATAGGAACGCTCTGCAACGGCACCAGCGGATAGCGCACATATTTCTTGTCGTTGGTGTAGGCGACCATACGGTCTTTACCGCCAACCCCGCGCCCTTTCAGCCATTTAACCGCTTTGATTTCCAGCGGAACGCCGTTCTGGTGGAAAGCGATAGTGTTCACGGCCAGATAGGTCAGCAGTGACTGGTTACCCGCTTCGGAAACCTTACGGCTCGCCAGCAGTGAATACTGCTCTGGCGGAATGCGCAGATCAGAAGGCACGACGGAATAACCGGATGCTGCCCAGGCATTCGACAGAATGCTGTTCACGCTATCGAGAATCTCGTCGTTGGTGGAGTTCGCCCAGGTCTTCGGCGCATTGTTCAGCGTCACACCGACAAGGTTTGCCAGCCCTTTCAGGCCGAGCGCATCATCGCCAATGTAAACCTGCTCGTCGTTGTCCATCTGCCATTTGAGCTGCATCCCGTCGTACTTCTGGGTATCAATCGGGCGACCTACCTGCTGAGCTGCTGCCAGCTCTACAACGGTCCAGCCCAGTTCCATGCCCCAGAGGTTCAGCGGATTGCCATCTTTGCCGATATCAACGTTCACGCCAGCAATAGCAGTGGAGTCTTTGCCTACCCAGTTTTTACCGTTCGGATTTGCGCCAGTACCCGCCGCGCCAAAGCTGGTGTTAGTCCAGCTGGAAATGTCATCTGCGATAGAAACGTCTTCACGCAGCTGAATATCGCGGGTCCAGGTGTAACCCACCAGCGGCAGGTTCAGCGTCTGGTCGAGTCGCTCCAGCTCCCCGATGAGAAAGGCACCAGAGCTATCAACGGTTGCCTGATCAAAAGTAATCATTCGTCTGTTCCTTAAATCTTCCAGGAGATTTCTGCATTGCCGTTAGCGTCACCGGCCCCTGTGAATTCGGCGTTGGTCAGCGCCACGTTTTTGCCACTGACGGACGTGGACATGAAGCCGCCCAGCGGCACGTCAATGGTTGAATCGAGCGAAACAACCACGTAGACAGGCGCGCCTTTTTTGATGGTGCTGGCATCGAAGCCAGATCCGAGGTTAACGGTCATGTAGCCACGCTTCATGGCGTCACCCGGGAAGTTCTTATCCGTCCCCACCTGGCGAACCATGTCTGGCTGCGATGTGGTCGGATACGGACGAACGTAGATCCCCTTCACCTTGTCGGCGGTGTCACCGTCCGCCAGCGGCACGAAAAAGCCGTCAGCGTCATATTTGCCAGCCAGACCATAGGCAGCGAAGGCGTTAGCGGATTTAAGGATCACCGGTTCGACGGTTAAGTCCTGCGGGCGAGAGATAGCCCCGGCAATGCCAACAGGCATCCGGTACAGATATGCAGTCATTGGATTATCCTTTGCGGTTAGACCAGAAGTCGGCGTTTTGTTTGTTCAGGGAAGCGATGCTGGTCATGCCCATATTTTGGCGCTGTGCATCGCCCGTGGTAGTGCGGGTGTTTCGACCTTTGGCAATCTCTGACACGGCGTTAAACGCCATATCGACCGATTGCTTGGGCAATTTGCGGATATCCGCATCACCGACAACCTGGCGAACCAGTGTTTTGTCAGCGGCAGCCAGCACATCACGTTTGAACGCGGTCGGTTTCACCTTACGGCTCAGATCGATACCCGGCACGATAACTTCGGCACGATAAGCAGAGTCACCGGTAATCGTGGTTTCCTCTTCTTTGTCCTCGTCGTCGCCGGTCGGGTTTTTGTTATCGTTTTCGCCAGGCTTATTGTCGTTATCGCCCGTCGCATTTCCTTCCAGCTTAGCCAGCAGGGCTTTGAGCAAGGTTTTGATATCATCCTCGCCGTCGCCGGTTGGCTCTCCGCCCATTTCCGGCTTTTTGTCCGGTAATGGTTGCTGCGGTGAAAGGTTAATGTTGAGGTTAACGCCGCTCGGCAGATCCCCTTCATCACCCGTTACAGCCGCTGGCGCAGAGTCCAGCAGTTCGTTCATGGTGTCAGCGTCACCCGTTTTGATGGCCGTGCGCATGCGGGTCCACCAGCTTTTCTTTTGATTTGCCATTGTGTCTCTGTCTCCAATTGCACAACGATTTCCGGCTCTGCCTTTAGGGACAAGAGCCACATGGTTTCCGGTAATATCGACCTGTTCGGCTTTACCTGGCTCGGTCTGCTCGTACTCCGCGTCATAGCCACACGACACTTCGCGCAGACCATCTTCGATAAGCTGAATGGCGCTTTCGTCTTTGACGATAAGGTCAGCCAGCATCAAATCAGACTGATCACCTGTCCCGCGCCGCACGTTCTGAAGATGCCCGACCGCAAGCTCTTTCCAGTTCTCTGGGTTCACCAGCCGCACATTCCCGTTTTCATCTTCAGGATGCAGGATCGTGATGCTCATCCCTTCGAATGAGGCGAGCGTGGCCGGATGGAATACCTGCTCAGGAGAGCGCGTTACGACTATCTCGCCGAGTTTGTCGGGTTTGAGGTTTGGCAGATCGGCAGCGCCGTAGAGCTGCTTACCCGTTCGACCTATCGGCACGTCTTTGCACAGCAGCGAGCCGTCAGCCAGCTGATAACGGGTTTCCCCCAGCCGGGTATTGAAAAAATATTTCATGTTTTACCTGCGATTCAGGCGAGATAAGAATGAGGGTTGGGGAAGACGATTTCTTTGTAACAGCGGCAGTTCGGCAGCTCACCAGCGTGACCGGTCATACCGTCAAGCGTTGGAGGTCGGCCCCATTCGACAAATTTACCCTCCATCTCCCGATGAGAATGCCTGACGTCGCCATCTTCAGCTGTACGCCAGATATAACCATTCGAGCCGATTGACAGCGCACGCGCCTGATCCAGAGCGCCGGTTGCGCGTCCAAGCTCGGTACGGGCGATAAGGTTCGCCCGTGAGCGTGACACGTCACCTGACGCAGCTATCTCTTTCGCGAATGGCTCAGCGCGGCCACCAGTCACAACGGCCTCGATGGCCTTGTTCTGAATGTCATACACCCGATCGGCGGCCTCAAGAGGCAGCGATTTGATGTACTTAATTTGCTCGGCGACGATGGATTTCATCACCTGGCCTACCGGGGCGCGGTCGACCATATTGCGCAGCTCTGCGCTGATGTTCCGGCTGTGCTGACGCCACTGCTTTTCATTCTGGCGCGCTATGTCTGCGGTGAAGTTCTCAGCAACCTTCGTCGCCCAGGGGGTGATGATTTCGCTGTAGCGCTCCAGCGCATCCATTATTTCGGTGACGCTATCGTTTGAACCATCGTAGCGCCCATTTACGATATCCCCGACCGCCCGCGCTATCTGCCGTAGGCTCGTTCGATATCGGATCTCCGCCTGGCGGCTCTGGCGGTTTGTCGCCAAGTTCGCCGATGCCTGGCGGCGCTTCGTCTTCGGCATTCTCGATATCCTCGTCGGTAATGGATGCCCCGATGCCGGTGACGTCAGAGTTTTCGCGCAGGTCGGTCATTGCCGCCTTACGCGTCATCAATCCGTCGCCCAGCGCGGTGCTGATCGCGGTGGTGGTGTTTACGGCCACCGTTGAGCGGTCAACGTCAGACATTTGCCATAGCGGGTTAAACTCAAACGTGAAATCGTCCGGCAGCGGCTTACCGAGTTCCGAGCGGTGCATAATGTCCAGTATCCGGCGCATCGGCAGCCGTAAGCGGCGCTCCTGCAATGAGCTCACCCGGTCGTAATAGTTGGCGAGGTCAGCGTCACCAGTAGAGAAGCCTTTCGGGGACTGACCGAACAGGCGTACCAGCGGGATGCCGACGGCACCGCTGATCTGCTCAGCGAACTGCGAAAGAATGTCATCCAGACCACTGAAGCTGTACTGGTGGGTTTCGAACTTATCCCGCGAGTCCATGAGCGTCATGCCTTCATTGCTCTGGAACTGGCGGATCAGGTCGATGTTCTTCAGCAGCGCCTCGAACGCCGGGCCGCCAAGCGCGATAAGCTCGCGCAGCTTCTCCACGCTGTAGGTGCGCAGATGCGCTTTGTAGACCAGCTGCGCCGCGCCGACAGTGGCGCTGTCGAACGCAGTAAGCCGATCCCAGATGCGCTCTACAACCGACATTCCCCATTCGTTTTCGGTCATCTTCTGCTGGAATGGCAGCGTCACCCCATCGAAGCGAATCAGGCGACTGTGATGGATGCGCCAGGCCGGGATGCCCGTTACAGTGGTCACTACGTCGTAAAACTCAGGTTTGCCGAGATCTGGCCCCATATCTTTAATGCGGCGGGTCAGCACCGGGTTAATCATCCAGCGGTCGAGCGGGAGAATGCCCTTAAACTTGCCTTCTCCAATGGTTTCGAGCCGCAGCGGGGTCATTGGTGCCTGCCCCTCAATCATAATGAAGCCAACCGCGCCGCCGTAGAGACGAGACCATTTCAGCACGTCGTTCAGCGCATCCCAGATCTGCAACTCATCCAGCTGCGCTTCGAGGGTGCCACGGTCTTTGGCGTCAATCTCCGAGGTGATGCGAATGCCTTTGCGGGTCATATCGTCCGGGATAGCGTCGACCGCTTCGCCGATAACCCACGAACCGCGATATGACCATTCCACCAGCATGCGGTTGCGGCTGGTGAAGTTCGCCCGGTAGGTCGATGCTGAGTGCTGATTAGGCGTCTGCATCCCCACGCGGGCGACAAAGTTCTCGTAGCCATCAGCGGTGGCCTGCGCCGTTCGCTGAGAGGCTTGCTTGTTTCGTGCCATCAGGCCTGTCTCCCTAGCAGCTCCCAGATGTTCAGGGCTGAATTCATTGGCGCGTAGCTGATCATCACCGAGTCGGCGAGGTTCGGCGACTTGGTGCCGTCAGGCTGTTTATCAACAACGATTTTCCCCACGCCGTTAATGGAGTAGGTCGGCTGCGACAGCTCGATGATGAGTTTGTCTTTGCTCGCCATGGCGCTGCTGATTGAGATGATTTCGTCCGGGTTGTAGGCCATTCCCTCAACCACGGCGCGATAGGTGTTCTGGAAAAGCTTGCGTAACTGCCACCAGCTCTGGGCCTTGGCGTTAGCGAAGAAGTCCTTGTTCAGGCGGGCGGCCTGTCCGTTGTCGCCGCGCACCGCTTCGTCGTCCGGATCAAACACCGCGCCGCTACCGCGAAACGGTGTGGCGAGTATTGACGGTCGGCGCGCAGCGTTGCGCAGTTCGTTGATGGCGCGCGCATCGCCGCGAACGCCAGCGCCCAGGCCGTCCTCGTCGAAGCGAAACTCTTCGAGGTTATCCTGTTCGCAAAAGCCGAAGACCTTCTCAACGGACTGGTAAATGTCGCTGCCCACGCCGGACCATTCCCGCACGTTCTCCAGGAGAAAGCCGTGGCGGGTCGAAAAGGCGTTTTTATCCCGGCCTTCGTCGGCGACGTCCATCGCGCCCAGCCGTTTTCCTGTGGGCTGGATGCCCAGCTTGATATGCGCGTCGACAGCAGCCTGTACCCAGTCGGACGGGATCAGGACACCTTCCGCAGATGCGCTGTAGTTCAGGTCAAGTTCCTGCGCCACCACCACCGGATTGTCGATTTTCTCGCATTCCCTGCGATACCACTCTTCATCCTTGCGCGGGTCATTTCGCCAGTGGAATGTGAATACCGGTATCTTCCCGCCGTGACGCTTCTGCGCGAACGGGTTCGCCATGCCGTTAACCGAACTCAGGTCGATACGGCAGCGGGTGGTTTGCGACAGCGCCGCGTCAATCAGCAGAGGACGCTGGAGGAATGCAGCCTCATCCACCAGGTAGAGGGTGGTACGGTCACCACGACCGATATTGTCGCCAGCCTCGCCTTTGATGACCGCGCCAGTATCGGGAAACTCAACGCGCATGTACGGGGCGTGCTTCTTCTCGTCCCACGAACCGCGAAACTCGACGGGCAGCGTTTCCACGAACTTGCGCGCCTTCCAGAACAGCGCCTTCGGGTCACCGGTGCTATCGACGTATTCCTCTTTTCGGGAGCCGAAGCCGATGACCATTTCTTTGTTGAAGAGGCAGAGCGAACAGGCCAGCCCGATCGCCGTCCAGCTGAGCCCCATTTCGCGACTCTTTTCGGTGATGCCGTTCTCCAGCCGCTCACGCCGCTCCATGATCCAGTGAATCCACTCTTCCTGTTTCGGGAACAGCAGAAAAGGGATGGTGACCGGCAGGCCATAATCGATGTTACGCGGGTCAGTCGTCATACCCCAGTCGATGATGAACTGTGCCGGGTTGGTGCGGTAAAACTGTTTTAGTGCTGGCAGCATTTCAGGGTTCTGGCGAATGCGCTGTAAGCGCTCCATCCGCCATTCAAAAACCATCTGGTAATCAGGGTTCCTGAAGTCGAATTCAAACGGGAGAGGCATGAATTCTCCAAATAAAAAGGCCCGCCTAAGCGAGCCTGTGAAAATTATATGTGGTGGCCGGTGCTGATCTCCGGCTTTCAGTCCTTTCGGATTGCCTCAAGTTATATCTGTGTTTAAGCCTCTCAGGAACCCCACAGCGGGCGCGCATCAGCCTGCGCATTCACCACGTTGTTAGTTTAACCCATCATCTTTCGGTAAAGCTCTGCGGCCTGATCTGCGGTGAGGTTGGTCGTCTCGGTCTTAATCGGGCCGCCATCCTTGCCAGTGCTCTCAACCTTCAGCTTATTGGTGTAAGCGTCGCCAACCTCTTTCGCGGCCTGCTCAATGAGCTGCGCGGTCAGGGAGAAGTTTTTCATCCCCTCGGTTTTGGTTGCCATGCGGTCAAGCACGCGGAGGCGATAGGATTTGTTCGCTATCGGAATGTCGCTGGTTTCGGTCAGGAACCGTTCGCGCGTCGCGTGGAACATCTCGATCCACTTTTTGGCGAGCGTCTTACCGCTGGCCTTCGTGGGGTCGTGAGATTCAGCCTGCTGGCGGGTGATCTTGATCCCGAATTCTTTTTGGACAGCCTCGACCACCTGCGATGGCGTGTCATAGCACGCAAGCGACTGAATGATGAAGGCTTTCACATCAGGTTTTAATGCAGCCATAAATCACCATTCGTCTTATACAGTCCAGTATTTAAGCCAGTCGCAGCATGCACGTCCCGCACGCTCTGGCAATATCGAGATGAGCAACCTCCGCTGGCTGATTCGCCGCATCAATCATTTCCTGCACGTCCCGGCTCGCACCGTAACGGCGAACCACGCCCACAAACTCTTCCACGTCATGGCCGCGCAGCTTCAGCTTTGGCTGCCCTTCCTGCGTGAACTTCGGCGCACCAAATTCATCTGTCGCTTGGCAGATGTGATAAAGCTCGTGCTCTATCAGCGCGCAGAATTCCAGATCGGAACATTGCGAGCAGTAATCGGCGGCCAGCGTGATGATGAACTGCGGCACCCTGCCGAACCATTCATACATCTGCTGCTCCATCCGCGCTTTCTGCCAGCCTCCAGCCCGCATTGCCACTTCTTCCGCCTGCCCCAGCACGGACCGCCCTTTCTTCTCGAAAGTGTTCGACGCCCAGAGAAAGCACAGATCCGCTTCAAGCAAATGCTGGTGGTCAGGGTTGTAGAGGTCACCCTCATCGCTCAGGATGTGCTGATTCAGCCACTCGCCAACGTCAATGGCGGGCATTATGCTGATGTAAGGCTTCGGGTCAGGTGGCATCGTAAAATGCGCTGGTGGGTGTGGTCTGTTCATGAATAATCCCAGTGCTCCATTATCGAAGCCCCTCAGTGAAGGGCTTCTGTAATGCCTGCTCAGTCTTTCAGGAACTCTTTCGTGTAGACGGCAATTTCCCCGGTAAGGAGTTCTGCACTGGTGCAATCAACGATGACCGATGCGTGAGGGTTGGCGTTTTCGTTCAACCATTGGATCAGCGGCTTTGCTGCTGCCTTGAAGGTGTCGTAGTTGTAACGCCCATTTGCTGCATCTGAATCAGCTTTCGCTTCATCTTCGCCTTCGTAAACCGGCGTGCACACAATGCTATCGACGGCATCGGCACGAACAGTTTTCACCTCAATACCGCATGGTTCCGTCAGCAATTTGATCCGGCCATCACGAGGAGGAAGCGAAACTTCATCCTTTGAGTAGCCTTCATGCAGCAACCTTTCGGCTGCAGCAGCACCCATGATAAGGCATGCATTCTGTGTGTGTTGATACAGCTTCACGTGCCAGTATTTAATGTTCTTCATGGAATTTACCTTTTAGATGTGAGCCTGTCGCATGGCAGAGCCGCCAAGAGCGAACGGCTTGCCCAAGCTCACGACTGAAAGTCTCTCTTCGAAATGCGCATGCGAAGCGCAATAAAAAGCCCCGCTATTGCGAGGCTCTGTTTTTTTCTATTTCACGTATTCCAGCCAGCTGGTTATTCGCTTTATCAATAGCGGCCAGTAATGGCTTAATCCAGAGAACAGCCTGGCAATACGTCAGCGCGCCGGCGGCAGTGGAGCTATCACCGGCTGCGTCAGTGTTCCCGGGATCGGCGTGCATTGCGCTGGCACGTAAACTGTCCGCGTATTCGAGCAGCCCACCAGCAACATCAGCAGGAACAGGGAGATCACAGGTTTTTTCACGGCGGAGAATCTCCCGATACTCGATAACGGTTTTATCGGAGCTGGCATCAATCAGCGAGTTTAGTCGGCTGGCGTTTTCGGCAACCAGGTTAAACCGGTTGAAGTTGAAAGCCTGAGCAGCAATAACCGTCCCCTGCAGGTTGTTGTCACTGCGCAGAACGTCGTTTGCACTTTTCAGCGTAGCGACGTCAGATCGGCTGTTTGCCAGCAGGACACACAGCCCGGCGACTACCGCAATGACGACCACCAGCAGTATCAGACGCCATGAGGCTTTAATATCAGCAAGGGTAATCACGACAGGAACAGAGCGCGCTCCGCCTCACGCCGACGGGTCAGGCCGTTCAGGACTTTACCGCCAGCTTTATTCCAGCGCAGGAACTCATCGGCAGCGCCAGCATAATCACCGGCGTTGAGTTTTCGCAGAAGGGTCGATGTCGACAGTGAACGGGATCCGAGGTTGTACGTGAACGACACCAGGGCATCGAATTGCCCCTGAGTCACGCCGACTTTAACCAGGCGGGACACGTCGCTTTCGTAGCTGACCAGTCCGGTCTTCAGCAGACGTTCTGCTGTTTCCTGCTTAATCGTCATCCCGGCGCGGATTGGTTTGCCGTCGACAGGCTGAGTCCAGCCATAGCCGATCGTCCATACGCCAACGCTGTCCTGGTACGCGGTGAGTTTGCAGCCTTCGAACTGCTTGATCACGGCAATGCCTTTCTCACTGGTTTGCATTCTTCATCCCCGTCAGGCGTTCCCAGAAGTACGTCAGTGCTACGGAGCCCATTGCACCGCTAATGCCAGACGTAACCAGGATCATGTATAGGCTCAGACCACTTTCAACACTGATCAGGCCACCAATGAGACCGGTAAAGCCGGACACTGCAATTTGTGCCAGCGCGTTGATCCAGCTCCAGGTGGCTTTGTTCTGCTTAACGTCAATAAGGTATCGGACCAGGCCGCCCCAGCATGACAGAGCAAGGACAATCAGCCATGACACTCCGGCAATGCTTTCTTTATCTTGCATACGTTTAGCCATATCACCTCCGAAAGAACGGGGTGCTGTTTGTAGTAATGGATCAGGCCCTCGGGACGATTTAACAAGTAGGCGTGTCGATGATGGTTCCCGGAGCCTGAAATAAAAAAACCCGGCGACAGGCCGGGAAGATGAGGGCAAGTTAATGTCGGCTCTATGGCCGAAGGGTCCCAGGTAGTGGGTTTGGTTTGTGGTGGCCGGTGCTGATCTCCGGCTTTCTCTGGCATCGTGTGCCCCAAGACTTTTCTCCAGAGATAGCGCAGTCCTCATTAAGGGGGTGCCGTCTCTAGCGCATCAGCCTGCGCATTCACCACAACGGAAAGAGCGCTGGTAATCTGTAGCGGGTGGTTAGTCGCGCGCGCCGACGTGACGCGCGGCCCATTCCAGCATGGTCAGCGCTTTTTCCTGTTGTGCAGAAATGAAAAAGCCACCGGCGTTAACCAGTGGCTCTAAATTATTGGTGATGGCTCAAGTCGCGTTTTTGCTGTCGCCACACAATTCAGCTTTTGGGCTTTCGATGTCCCCGATTCATGAGCGCTGTCATCTTGCACTTCATCACCTCAACGAAGGCATTAACCCATCGTTAGAATCGAGATTAACCAAAAATCGCCACTTTGTAAATAGATTTCCTACAGAAAGTTAATCCTGTAGGAAATATTTCTCATTGCGTAACTTTTTTGAGCATGCTGTTGGCATATTCCTCCTGCTTGAGGCACTCGCCAACCAGGCTTTCGAAGAAGTCTTTGTAGGATCGGCGCCATGTCGTCTCCGGTATTTCGATAACGTTTTCACTAATGAATTTGCGGACGCTTTCTGGAAGCAGACGCGAATAACCACGACCATTGCAGCGTGAACATGTTTTGTTGGCCGGTACGCCACCTTGCTGACGTGTCTTCTCTTCGTCCAGTACGACACCCTTCCCATTGCAGCGGCATGCGTTGCTGACCACGCCCTTCCCTTTGCATTTTTGGCAAAGAACATTCACCGTCTCCCGTTTCTCTTTCAGGTGTGGTCTTCCAATGTGCTTCATGGTCATGACCTCTGCTTCAACGAAGCGATCACCATTGCAGCAGTCGCACGTGCGGGTGCTGGCAGCGCTGCGGGAGTAGTCCTCGAAGGCAAAGGTTGCGAGCAGTTGCATGACCTTCGGCTTAACATCAGATTCAAGTTTGCGTAGGGCGGCCACCTTGTCGCAGTTCTTCAGCGCGTACTGAGTAAGCAGATCAACCGCCTTATCACGGTCAAGGGAACTTATACCCATTTTCCCCAGGAAAGCGGTGTATCCCATCGATGCTCGTTCCTGAGTCATCCCCATGGCTGCCATTACGTCCGTACCAGTCAGAGAGTCAGACGCAGTAGCGCGAGGAGAATCACTGATCATGGTTGATTTTGCGAAGTGGAACTTCAGCGTGTTCTCAAGGTTCATTATGCGGCTTCCTTCTGTGGCTGGTTGGTTTTGGTCTGGCTGTGCTTTGCTACTGGCGGCAAGTTGGCGCGCTTAACGCTTTCTTCCTGGTATCTGACAATCTGGTCACGGGTCATTCATCTACCCTCTCGTTCTGCCAGAGGGGAAGTGGAGATTTATCCCCAGCGCGGCGAATGCGTGACTTGGCGTTCTTCTCAATCTGAATGAGCTTCTCGATATTCTGGCGGCGCTGCTTTTCTTCCCGGCGGAGATATTTGACGTTCTCCATGTAGCGAGACTCCTGGTCGCAGAGCGTCATCAAGAAGTCAAAAGGTTCGATCAACGTTTCGCACTTCCGGCAGCGTAGTGTTCTGTCCTTTTCGTTCACCCAAACAGTGGAGTGCAGACACATAACCTTCTGCCCTTCTCGCTGAATAACCAGCCCGTCCTGTAGGTCGCTGTTCTTCGTCGGGAACGCGACAACCTTGCCCAGTTCAATTTCGGTTTCTGTGCTCATGCCGCCTCCTGCTGTTTCAGTGCGCGAAGGTCTGCTCTGGCCTTGGTGCGGATGCCGTCCAGCTCTTCACGGGTGTATCGGTGGGTTTCGTTGTTGGATTCCAGCGCCAGCACGCGCTCTTCGCCGATCAGCTCAACCAGCGCGGCACGGTACGCCTCAATGTTCCCGGATTTGTGAACGTTGCAGGCGGAGCACTGGAGCCAGATATTGTCCGGGTTAAATCGAAGCTGTGGCGCGGCGGCCGTGGTACGGTAATGACCGGCATGCCAGGCGAAAGCAGCCTTGGTTCCGCAGGAGATGCAGCCGTGCCCGGCGGCCAGCAGCATTTCGCGACGCCAGTCATTGAAGGCACGCTGAGTCATCTGCACCCAATGACGGATAGGTTTGAGCTCGCTGCGTCGTGCTGCGCGCCGTTGGCGACCTGCCTTCTCTTCGGTGCGCTGACGCTGCGATTCCTTCTGCTTAGCGGCTTCACGGGCTTTTGCGGTCTGTTCTTTGCCGATCGCGCTGGCGCACTCGAAGCTGCAAACTATCTGCCCCTCGCGTTGCGGGTGGAACCACTGGCGACAGGATTTATGGGCGCACTTGCGGCGCGGTAACTTAGCCATGCGTCCTCCGTGCCGCGAGGCGCAGCCATTTCTGATCCACCAGGCGGGCGGTGTATCCTTTCAAGGTCGGGATGTCGGACGGCTTAACCACTGGCTTACGCTGGCGGCGCGCCGGAACGCGGAATATTTCGTTTGAGATGACGCGTGCGAGAGGATTACCCACGGGAAGCCCTCCACTCTTGCGCCCAGGCAATGCGTTTACTGGATGCTTCGGAGAACTTCACGCCGCGGTCGGTACCAAACCAGTAAATCGCCTCGATGACTTCAACCATCTGGGGAATGGTCATTTTGCTGGTGCGCTGGCCGAACATCACGACGCCGCCATCAAGGCCGGGGGCCATTCGCTGTTCCTGCTTTTTGGTCTTCGCCACCAGCGCGGTGATGAGGTCTTTCCAGTCGTCGGAATCGTGTTTATTGCCGAACCAGAGAACCTGGTCGGAAAGGTCTTTCAGGAGCGGCCACATCTTGCGATTTTGAATAGCGGTGCGCGTCGACTCTTTGACGTCGAGAATCAGCGGGCGCTTACTGTCGACCGGCAACTGACGAATGTAGTTGATAGCGTTCTGCTTAACGCTTTCGTTAACGAGGTGGAATTGTTGGCTCACGCGTCACCCCCGAAGAGGTTAAGCGACAGATGTAAAAATTTGCTGGCGTCGGATAACGTCAGGCTAGGAATACCAGATTGAAAATGTAATTGCGCCATGGTGCTCTCCGTGGCGCAGCAGGTGCAGGTTGTTCAGGCCTACAATTGAAGTGTATCAAAGCTATGAGTAATTCGGTAGCCTGCCTTTTCTAACATTTGAGTAAATAACGTTGGAGTGCCGACTATGTCATCAGGGTGAAGGGGTACAAACGAAATCTCGTCACCACGACGGTACAATAGTGCGCGTCCGCCATCAGGAAAGCTACCGAATTTAGCCACTACACAATGATCGTGACAACGTATCACCGCATACCCTGATTCTGGTAATTCTTCTAGCATGTAACCCCCCGTCATGCCTAATTCTTTTCTGGAAATGTCTGCTCTTCCGCGCTGTTTAGTGTGCATCAAACCAGTCGTCTGCACTCTCCCAGGTTTCCTTCAAAATTTCTTCTACGAGCTTTTTATCTGTCTTCTCTGCACCAGTTATAGATAGGCTATCAGCGCCTGCGCGGCGAACAATAAGATCGAAATTTTCATAACGGCGGGAAAGACGTTTCTGTAGCTCTTGCTGCAAAGCAGGAATCGCACCGTCAGGTAATTTTTTGGTTCTGTCGATGGTTACTTCCACTCTCATAAGACCTCCTCACTCGCATAACTGTATGGATATACAGTTATTATTGGCGCGTTTTTAGGGGATTGCAACTAAAAAGACTTAATCCATATTTAATCATGTTATCAATCGGTTAAAATGATTTATAGCCCCGCTCCCGCGAGGCTGCTTGGTTGTGACATGTCACACTGCTAGTTTTGTTTCATGCCAGCCACGCGTAACCCAGCATTGCGAATCACCGTCGCACGGACACGACTTAACCGGCAGCGCATCACCGCATTTACCGCAGCGGTTCGCGCGGATTGACTTGATACGACCACGAACGCGGGCATCGTCCTGGCGGATCAGCATCGCGACGTATTCGCTCATTTCATACGGCGCTCGCCCCGGGCGGCGTGATGCACAATTGCGCTCCAGCATCTCCAGTTCCTGCGTATCAAGTATGAGCTCAAATTTACGCCCACCAGCGGCGGCTTGCCGGGCGCGCTGGGCGGCTTTGCGTTCAGCGGCAGATTTAGCCATGACCGGACTCCTGAATAGCAGCACGACAGGCTTGTTCAACATGTGTGCGTACCATTTCCCGGCAATCTTCCGCATTGTCGGCATAAGTTGCCATAATTCCATTTACTGCTGCGCTGATCACAGAATCAGGCACTGTCTGCGGCGCTGGCTTAAGATGCTGGCGCGGCTCTCCGTCCTTCGGCTCCGGCCACTGGCGCGCCATGTTCACTTTCAGCTTTTCTTCCATCGCTGCTGTGATTTCGCCGTCAGAGATACCGGCACGCCGCTGGGCATCCCACAAGAGGAATTGGAGATCCGCCCACTCGGATAAATCATCTGGCGCGGCGGCGGCCTCCAGCGCTTCTTTCGCAAGGTGTTTCAGCGGACCGACTGGGCCAACATCACCAAAGGTTTCCTGTGACCATGCAGCGTGCCGATCACGTATCAACCTGCGTAATTGCGCCGATGATGCTGACTCGCCGATATTGATGGTGATGCGTGGTTGCATAGGCGGCACCTTCGGCCCTTTTGCTGGTGGAAATTTATCAGCCATCAGTATTCTCCCCAGTTATAGGTTGACGCTATTGGCCCCGGTTCTTGGGCAGCCAGAAAATAATCACCATCAGGAACCCCAGCGATAGATCGTTGCTTGAATCCATACTGATCGGTGGTGTAGGTAACAAATCCGGCATCTTTAAGCCCTTTCAGGCATAAACTTACGGTTTCTGCCGTTAGCTGAATTCGAGACAACTGATATTTTTTGCGGTAGACAAACGCTTTTAGCGCCTCTTCTTTCGTGTAGTGATACCGAGAACGGTCAGCGCCCTTAGAACAGCGTTTGATGTATTTCTTCCGATCTTCCTTACGTCCGCCAGTCCAGTAGCTCATAAGCTGCTCAAGGCTCATGTGCGGAAAATCTTCTACATGCCAAAAGGTTTTTTCTGTCTCGCGGATAATGACTCGCTTATGCATGGTGACAATTGGGCAGCCTTCGCTGTCGTTCCCGTCATGGTAGCGATAGCAGTATTTTTTGCCTTCGGTGATTATGTTCATTTTGCACCGCCTTTATGAAGTAATGCATTTTGCAAAGCAATTGCGCCCGCTTCACGGAGTGCAGCATCTTCGTAACTGATGCCGTTTGAATCCATGATGCAATCTCTGTCGAGATACTCTGAGCAGTCATCCAGCGCAGTTTTGATAGCGCTATGCCGTACTTCAGCCAGGTACGCATCGGTTTCCGGCATATTGCCAGTAGCCTGCATAGCGGCCAGAATTATTCTGGCTCCCTCTTGGCCGACTTCTTCGCAGATGGCATCCGTGTTATCGCCAACCACATCACAGAACGCCTGCACCGTATGACGAGCCGCATCATTCTCAGCCGACATTGCTTCAAATGATGCTTTAGCACGTAACACCGACAGGTTTGCCTCTTTGAGGACTGAGAGAGCATTTTCGTTATCGGCCGCCAGAACATCAGCGCGAGCACGCTGCACATCCAGCTGCGTAGCCAGTTCGCGCACCAGTGCGGCAGACTCAGCGCAATGCAGCTCTTTCGCCAGCGCATGCCCGGCAGCTACGAGTTCTTTGGTTTTGTTGGTCATACCGCACTCTCCTGATGAATGATTTCCAGATCCAGCTTTTGAGCCAGAGCGTGTTCCGCTTTTGCGCCTGCGGAGTTCTGCCAGCCGGACAGCAGGAAAATACCGTCAGCGCAGCGGAGCATCGCGAGACAAATATCCATGTACTCTGGCTGGCTCAGGCCATCGGGAAGCGTCGCGGGGTTTAACACTACATGGCCTTCCGAAGCCAGGCGCATAGCCTCAAAATGGAACGCAGGGCGGTTAAATTTCGGGATGCCGGTCATTGGCCCAGCAATGTAAATTTTCATCAAAATTCCCTCTTTTTGTTGGGTCTGGCATCATTCGCGCGGCGCTTCTGCTCAGCAGCAGCCTGGTCGCAGTCGTAGATCGCCCCGTTGCGCTGGTCGCAATACACAACGCCGGTCGGGCCGTGGCGGTTCAGACGCAACAGCAATTCGGTAGCCGCCTGATCTGCGTTTTCGTCGTATGCGCCTTCGCGGTAGATGCCGATCCAGTAATCGCAATCCTGCTCAATCTGCCCGGTATCACGGGAATCACTCGGCATAGGGCGTTTGTTGGTGCGCTTCTCTAGATCGCGGTTCAACTGGGTAAGCAGCACCACGATGCAGTTCAGTTCCTTCGCCAGGTTCTTCAGTCCCTTCGTAATAATCCCGTAGGCCAGGTCGTTACGGTCGGCCTTGTCGGCGGTCATCAGGGTCAGGTAGTCCACCAGCACCATGCCGACAGCGCCGCGTTCGCGTTTAATGCGGCGTGACTCTGCGACGATGTGCGCCAGCGTGATCCCGGGCGTGTCGTCGACGTAAAGATTCCCGGTCTGGGCCAGACGTCCACCAGCAGCAAAAGCCATTGCCACCTGCGCGTCGTCGTACCGATCGCCATAAAACACGTCGGTATTAACGCGGCTGACCTGCCCGATCATGCGCTCCACAATCTGCTTATCCGGCATTTCGAGGCTGAACATCAGCGCGGGGAGCTGCTCAACCTCGGCACAGTTGACGGCAAGCTGGCTATACAGCGTGGTTTTACCCATCTTTGGACGTGCTCCGATCACCATCAGAGCGCCTTTAACCAGCCCTTTCGGTTGCAACAGGTCATCCAGCGAGCCGATCCCCGTCGACAGTCCACGCGTTGCGTCTGAGTCGCTCCAGCGCGCTTCCACCTCATCCACCCAGTCGCCCATCACTTCCGAAAACTCTCGGAGCCCCCGGCGATTACCGGTTTTCGCGTAGTCAGCGATATCGGTGAACAGGGTCTGAATAGCGTCAAACTTCTGGCTGGTGGTCATCCCGTTGCGGGAGAACAGCAGTTCAGTGGCGCTGGTCAACTTGTCTATGCCGTAGCGCTCCATGGCTTTCTCGCGCACCAGCATGGCGTAGTGAACGATGTTCGCCGCGCTGGGGGTGTTTTTGGATATCTCGGCCATGTAAGCGAAGCCACCAGCCTGCTCGCCAAGCCCTTTCGACTCCAGCGACTCAATCAGGGTGATCAGGTCGATAGGCTTCTGGTTGGCTACCAGCTCCCGCATCTCGGCGAAAATCACCTGGTGGGGGCGGATGTAGAACGATTCTGGTTTGAGCATCGACATGGCGGTCTGGCAGCGATCGCTACCGCTATCCAGCATCATGCCACCCAGCACGCTTTGTTCGGCTTCGATGTTCTGCGGGATCATGTTCATGTCCGTCATAGCGCCTTCTCCCTGGTTTTCAGCAGGGTGTCAGAACGCAGCAGATAATCGAAACTGGCGCGCCAGCCTCTGTCGTTCTCACCGAAGTAAAACTTTGGTGCTCGCTCAGCGAACGCGGCGAAGTAATTCTCCACAGCCTCGACGGTTGGCTCTTTCAGTTCGGTCAGCAGGCGTTTGATAGCACGGCGACGTTTGTCGTTTAGTGCCTCTGCCTGGGGAAGGCGGTCTCCCAGGGTGGTGTTGTATGCAGACAGCACCGCCTGATAGTCGATCGGGGTTTTCTTTGAGACAGGTTTTTCTTCCTGCCCGACACACTCCCCCTCTGGGGGTTGGGGGGTATTTATATTGTCTTTGGTAAGACTGTTTAGGGTGTCGGGTGATTTCGCCCAATTCAAAACCTCTTTTTGCCCACCATTTTGGGCAATTCCGCCCAACCTTTTGGGTGATTTTTTTGGTGTCTTGTTGAGAACCCATTTATCAATGCTTACGTTAACGCTTACCAGCTTGAACCCACCCACTTTACGCAGATTAATAATCCTGCGTTCTGCTAGAACATTCAGGGCAGCCGCTACATCCGAATCATCCAGGCCGGTCACATCAGCCAGATATGTATTTGTTACCTTGTCCTCTGACTTATTCCAGCCAAAGGTGCAGTAGATAACGGCATCCAGAACCTGATGTTCACGGCCTGCAAGTTTCAGTTTTGGCTTAAGCTTTCCGATGCTGGTAGCAATACGCATGTACCCGTCATCAAGACTCGCCACTTTACTCTCCAATACCTCACGCCGAGGCTGGTAGTCTGCTAACTTAACGACGCCCATTTTTCACTCCCGATGTAGCCAGAGCCAGACGGAACACGCCAACAAGACGTTCGGCGAACGCCCTGTTTTTTGACGCGGCAACCACTAGCCCATCAGGGGAATCCTGAAGGCGTCTTTCCTCATTTTCCTGGTACTTTTTGCGCTTTGGCATTAGAATTAACCTCGCAATTTACTGACGTTTGTTGCACCTGAGAGCCGCTTGTGTTCGCGCACAGCGGCTTTCGCCTTTTCAGAACAGGCCCGTCTGGGCGTTCCGTTTAACTTTTCGCTTCTCAAAGCGGTCAGCGGGTAACTGCTGCTTCTCCGCCCACAGCTTTGCGTGCCGTAAAACGTCATCAAAAATCTTCCCCTTTCTGCTTACCTGGCTCATGCGCTTGTACATGTCGATAGCCTGGAACGCCCCCCCCTGAGCCACTCCCAGAGAGAAACCGAGCTTCAGCAGTTCTTCACGCACATGCTTTTCGATGAATTCGATATGGTTCATGGCTTAATCCCATCCCAGAGCATCAGGTCTAGCCCGTTCAGCCCTAAGCCCAGCATCAGCAAGAATTTCAACAGCGGTTAAGTAATTTCTGGATACCAGCACCGCTCCCGGTGGCGCGGCCTGAATACCCAGGAAGGCCAGCTCTTTCGCCATGGTGCTGAAATGCCCCTCAGCTTTGCGCCTGCTGGCTGTCGACTCGCTAATGCCCATATGTTCGGCGTAAGACTTCTGGCCCACTGATGCAAGCCGGTTGAGCAGGACGCTTTCGATCTCAACTGGATTGATAACTGGTGGGTCTAACTTTCGTGCAATTGCGTTCTCCATGGTTAAATATCCTCTGTATTGATTTGTTTTAAGGCGTTTATACCTCTTGGTTCGGCAAACCATCGGTTGGGTTTGGATAGAGATCAGGACGAAGCTCGTGAGGGGTGACTTTCCAGTCAATAGCTCGCGCCACACGAACAACCAGTTCTCCTGGGACTTTATTTTTAAACCAGCCGTTAACTGTCTGAGCGCGGCGACCAAGTCGACGCCCCAGCTCCGCCTGGCTGCATACGGAAAGGATTTTGCGTTGAACAGTTACTTTCATTGGTTGGTCTCGTTAAGTGAAGATACAACCAATTATTCAAATTAAATCGATAGTGTCAAATTATTTCGATAATCATACCTACAGAAAAAATCTGTATAATGGAATCATGTAATTGTGCGAGAACAAGAAATGAACTTTGGCGAGCGTTTACAAAGAGTGCTTAATGAGACTGGGATAACCCAATCTGAGTTAGGTCGCAGAGTCGGCGCTACCTCTCAATCAGTTAACGGATGGTGCCAGTCCGGCATTCTCCCGCGAAAAGATGTTTTAGATTTGCTGCCTAAAGCTACAGGTAAGCCCCTGTACTGGTTTTTTATGGAAGACGACGAAGAAGGAGACATCCCCGAACAGCTATCACAAGGGGAAATCACGGAGCTAAATGACAGGCAGAAAAGGCTTTTAGAGGTATTTGATCAACTACCAACGACTGAACAAGACCGTTTTATTGATTTGGCTAGCACCCGCCTTAAAGAGCTGGATGATTTTATGGCTGAATACCAAAGGCGCAGAAAAATCGAACCTCCTTCTCGTTAAGCGAGTAAAAAACAAATAACCGCCTAATTTTGGCGGTTTTTTTCGTCCGTAATTTATCAAAACCCCGCATTCGCCGCCTGACCTGTAAAATTAATCATCAAATTTAATTGACACATATCGATTGAATCGATAATACTTATCCCATCAAAACGCAGCTGATTAGTCATCAAGGCAGGAAGCCCACGAAGTAGCCGCCCGGGGCATATGAAGACCGGGATGAGATGGCAAAGTTAATGCGCAGCAGGTGTAAACGATGTTCTGGCAGCCGGGAAGACGGCAAGGGGATGAGATGGCTAATTACGGCACAACGACATTACCAAGAACCAGCGTGGTACCAGGGATGCTGGTCAGGTATCAGGGGCGCACATACCGCGCATCTGCAAACGTAGGCAAAGGGTTGTATCTGTTCACCCTCTTTGAACGCCTGCGCACCACTAACGATGAGATAGAGGTTTATCTCAACCAGCACGGTAATCCTGCCAACCATTAGTAGGGACACCAGCAAAACCGAATTTAACCGAACGGTCGGCTAATCAAGCGACAGGACTTCTACACCCAAAATTTAAGGATCAGCAATGTTCGACTTAATTAAGCACCTCGTTAAAAACGATATTCAGCACACTGTTTCCGATAACGGGAATATTACCGTCACCCACAATCTGGATCTTGAAGATGTTAGCGGTGTCGACGCCTTGCCGGACAATCTGACCGTGGGCGGCTCGCTCGACCTGCGCGGCACCAGCATCACCGCGCTGCCGGACAATCTGACCGTGGGCGGCTCGCTCGACCTGCGCGGCACCAGCATCAC